ATGAAGAAGATAAACTGGATTTTTATGATCAACAGCCATTGATATTAGTTCTCGGACAGAATAGCGGATATGTACAAGGATTAAATTTTCATTATGTAAAACGATCAGCAAGACTTAAAATAATTAATAAATTAAAAAAATTAAGAAAAAAAGCATTTAAGGAAAATAAGCCGTTACCAAATTTACAATGGTCCAGTATTGCTAGTGAAGTTAAATATGCAACATTTATGATAAAACTTTATATTAAAGATAGGATAATGAAACCACAATTAATTAAAAATACTGATATACACAAGGTTATACATTTACCATCAGAAGATTTTATAGGAATCGACGCCGATAAATTATGGCGAAGCTTAGGAATGTAAATGGCAGTAAAACAAGGAAACTTAAAAAAATTTTTCGATTCGTCAATAAAAAAAATTAAAGATACTTTTATTGGGACTGCCGATGCCACATTTGAAAAAGGAAAACAAGCGGCTATACAATGGCTACGAGATCGTATTGATGCTTTTAGAAAAGAACCAGATCCAAAAAAAGATATTAATGATTATGTAATGAGATATCCTGGAACTTTTTATATGTTCCAGTATGCTAGCAAATTGTACGAACAAGGCAAACTAAAATTTTATGACGGATACCCTTTGATACTCGTATTAGAATTGGACAAGATAGGTTTCTTAGGAATTAATTTCCATTATCTTATTCCAAAATATAGAGCATTATTATTAGATCGTATTATGAGAATGTACCCCAGACAATTTGTACAAAATGAAATTTTAAAACCTATGACATATGATATTTTTATAAGTAGATTGGGCGGATTTAAAAAATATATAAAACCTGCCATCAAAAGATATTTATGGTCTCATGTTTTAAAAATGCGCGGACTAACAGTAATGAGAATTAAAAATAATGATATGTTACAAACTCTCTTGTACAGAACTCCTGAATGGGTGGACACATCACAACATGATGTTGAAAAATGGATTAAAGATCGCATAAAGTAATACAATTAAGGTATAAATAATAATATACTATAAAAGGAATAATAATGGCATGGTACAATAGTTTAACAGAACAGATAAAATATTTTTTACAACCAGAAATAGTTGATAAAATTCAAAAACCTGTTGAAGAATTTGATGAAGAAAAACAAAAAGAAAAAGGAAAGACCACTGAGTTCGGTAGTTTTGATGATGTAGATGCTCTCGACGTTGATACTGTATCGTCTACAAGCTATTCTACAGTTTTTCAATTAGATAAACCAGATGATAAAACATTAAATGACTTGATAAGAAGATATAGATATGTAGGGCAAATGTCATATGTTAATGATGCTCTCGATGAGATTGTAAATGAGTCCATTTATAAATCGGAACTTCCAGATAATCCCGTTACCATTACATATAACGATCCCCAAAATAAATTAAAAGATACGGTAAAAGAAAGAATATCGGATGAATTCCAAAAATTATTAGATATTATGGATTTTGATGATATGGGTGATAGCTATTTTAGACAATGGTATGTTGATGGTAGATTGTTATTACAGATTGTGTTGGACAAAAACCATTTAGAAAAAGGCATACAAAAGGTTAAAATGATGTCTCCTTTAAATCTAAAAAGAAATTGGGATCCTACAGAAAAAGTATTTACATATGTTTATGATTCTGAAAGTATTAAAATGGAAGACGGCCGTGATGCTGTATTAGTAGTTCCTGACGAATTAATGATTTTTGTTCCTAGTGGAATTTATGAAGGCGAGAAAAAAATTCCAATATCATATTTACAAACAGCACTAAAAGATATTAATAGGTTGGACACTCTTGAAGATCACTTTTTAATTTATCGTATTGTTCGATCCCCTGAAAGACGAGTATTTTATATTGATGCTGGTAACTTGCCACCTAAAAAAGCTGAACAATATTTAAAACAAGTTATCAATACTTATAAACAGAAAAAAGTTTATAATGAAACAACTGGAACATTGGTATCAAAAAATAAACACCCATCTATTTTGGAAGATTTTTTCTTATTAAGACGGAATGGTAAAGGAACTGAGATTGATACCCTTTCAAGTGTTGGTGATCTTGGTTCGATAGAAGACTTATTATATTTCCAAAGAAAAGCTGCGAAAGCATTGCACGTACCTTTTGGTAGGTTGAACAGTGAAGATAGGCAAGGCTCTAATATTGTTATGCCAACTGGTAATGAAATAACCAGAGAAGAATTAAAATTTTCTAAATTTATTAGAAAGGTACAAGGTAAATTTAATAAATTGTTTTCTGAGATTTTAAAGAAACAATTAATTTATAAAAAATTAATTAAAGCTGAAGAATGGATGTCTATAAAAAGAAAATTAGTATTTGTTTATAGAAGTGATACTCGATTTGCTCAAGCAAAAAGACATTCAAATATGCAACAACAATTAGATATATTAAGTTCTGCAGATGATTATATCGGCAAATGGTTTTCAAGAGATGATGTTTATAAAAAAATATTAGGGAAAACCGATGATGAGATAAGAGAATTTGAACAACGATTAGCCGAAGAGCAGGCAAAATATGGAGACTCTGAAGACGATGCTTCGGAAGGAATGTTTTAAAGGATAACAATTGGATAAGTTTAAAGAAATAATGGGCAAGATAGGAATGTTAATTCTCACTGTTACAGTTATAGGACTTATTAAGTATTGTATAAAGAAAATAAGCACATAAGTAGTTTTAAGGTATAAATAATAATATATAAACAAAGGAGTTTATGATGAGTAGTGTTCAAGGGAAGAAAATATTTAAGGCAGTATATAACGATAGTCCATCAGATTTTAAAAAAGAATTTGAGGCTGGAGTAAAAGAAAAAATAATGGATAAGATTGCCGATAAAAAACAAGAAATAGTTGATAATACAAACAAACCAAAAGTTGATGATGTTGATGATGATAAAGGTGAAAAAGAAGAAGATAATAAAGGAGAATAATTATGCGACTACTTAGAGAATTTCACTCACCTCTTGATACAGAATCTTATATCAAAGAGGATGATAAAGGTAATAAAAATGTATTTATAAAAGGGATTTTTGCACAAGCAGAAACTAAAAACAAAAATGGTAGAATTTATCCAAACAGTATTCTGGAAAGAGAATGCTATAAACTTCAAAAGATGATAGCTGAAGATAAATTAACTGGCGACTTAGATCATCCAAAAGAACCTGAAGTATTATTAAAAAATGCTGCAATCAAGATATTAAGTCTTAAAAAAGATGGTAGTAATTATGTTGGTGAAGCACGAATTATGAAAAGTGTACCTAATGGTGCTATTGCTTATGGTCTTGCTAAAGAAGGTATTAAGTTCGGAACTTCCACAAGAGGTTTAGGAACATTGAAAGAGAAAGAAGGTACTAATTATGTTAATGAAGATTATAATTGGTTGACCAACGATGTTGTGGCAGACCCATCGGCGCCAGATGCGTGGGTAGATTGTATTATGGAAAAAACTGATTTCTATATAGAAAATGGTTATATTAAAGAAAATGTTGCCATCACTTATAAGAATAGAATTAGTAATTTGAATAAAGAAGAAGGCGTAACAATCAAAGAAAAACTTATTGGATTATATGATAATTTTTTAAAAGAAATTTAAAATGAAATTTAAAGAATTAATATCTGAAGCAAAACTAGAAACAGGCCTGGCCAATGAAAAAATGCCTGGCAATCTTAAAAAGAAACTTATAGGTATTATAAACGATCATATGAAAAAAACTGATATGGCCATTACTGGTATAGCAATAGAGAATATAAAAATAAAAAAAGGCAAAGTTCTTTTTGCCGATGTTAAAATGGAAATGCAACCAGACTCAGATTTTACAGAATGAAATTCAAAGAATATTTGACCAAAATAAAAAAGAAAAAAGTAAAAGAAAAATCCAAAAAAGTAAAGCCCGTCGATGCTGATCATCCTGATATGTGGTATGCTAAAGATGTCACAAATAGACCAGATTTGACAAGAAATTATTAATATGAATTTTAATGAAGCATTAGAAATATTAGACGAAGGTATTAGAATATTACCAGTAACAAAAAAATTTGTTAGATTGGCCAAACCAGGATTGGCTCCTAAAGGCGATATGCAAAAAACCTTACATGGCCTGCAATATAAAAAATATGGGGATTATAAGTTAGTTAAACATCCTACAAAAGCTGGTAAGTTTTTATATATCAAGAAAAGGGAAGGAGCCACTTTAGATCAACAAGTAGGTGGTGCAGGATTTATGGGGTTTGTATATGTTATTGACAAGGCTGCTGCTAGAAAAAGATCAAAGCGGATGAAGAAGATTCCAAAGAGTGTTAGAAAGAAAGCTGCCAGAAAAGCCGCGCGAACTAGGAAACTCAACAAGAGATAAAATTTAATTCTATAAGAATTTTGGGTATAAATAATAACGTATAGAATAAAAGCGATTTACAAATACCCCAAAGTGGGGAATGTTTAAAAATTTAAAAGGAGAAAATAATGGATATTGATAAAATTTTTGAAAACATAGAATCAGAATTATTAACTGAAGATGTGAAGAAAAAAATATCTACACTTATCGAAGCTAAAATAACTGAGAAGTCTGAAGCTAAGACTAAAGAATTGGAAGGCCTTTTTGAAGAGTATAAGGAAAAAGAACTTAATAAACTTGAAGAAAAAGCTGTTGCATATGTAGACGAATATTTAGTTGATAAAATTGATGAATACATGGAATATGTATCTGATGAATACATGAAAGAAAATAAACTTGAAGTAGAAAGCGGGCTTAAGTCTGAAATGTACGACAAGATTATTTCTGGAGTAAAAGGTGTATTATCAGAAAATCAAATTAAAGAAGAAGATGTTCAAGAATCTGAAGAAGTTTTTGATGAAAATAAAAAACTTAAAGAAGATATCGACAAACAAATGAAAGAAAACATTGCATTAAAGAAGAATGTAAAAGCTGGTAAAGCTTTAAGCATTTTTAATGAAGTCGTTTCTGATCTTTCATTAACTGAAAAAGAAAAAATGAAAGAACTTGCTTCATCATACGATGTTGATGACGTTGAAGATTTTAAAGAAAAGTTAAACATTCTTAAAGAATCTATCAGCTCATTTAGCGAAGATGATGATAGCAAAGATGATAGCGATGACGACGAAGAAAAAAAAGAATTAAATGAAAGTTTTAATTCAAAAACTAAACTCAAAGAACGAGATGCATCTGCAGCCTATGATGATTTTGGCGAAATGATGACATATCTATAAAATTTAAAAGGAGAAAATTATGGATAGAAACAAAGAATTAGCAGAACAATATAAAAAGATTGTTGACTCAAAAGCTGCACAAGCTATACCTGAAAACCAAAAAGCTCTTTTCGAGCGATTGATTGATAATGAAATGACTTATCTTAATGAAGCCACATTTAGTGGTGACATGGCAAGATTAGGTCAAATCCTTATTCCTGTATACCGAAGAGCTTTTCCCCAACTTATTGGTAAAGATATAGTAGGGGTACAACCTCTTAAACAACCAACTGGTTATGCATTTGCATTAAGATATAGTTACTCAGGTAACTCTTCTCAAGCATCTGGACTTACTGGTGGTGTTGAGAAGTTTGTCGGTGGGCAAGCTACTAAAGCTGGTGGTAAAGCAGACGGCCATTTAAGTGGATCATGGAACTTTACTCCTCAAGATACAACTCGTAGCGCTGTAACATCATTATTAGTAATTTATGCTAGTACTGCTGCTCGAACAAGCGATGCTGGAACTGTAGCGGCTAATGCAACTTCTTATGGTGCATTACCAACTGGTTCTGAAGTACTTGCTGCTGATAGTGGAGCACAAGTTATATATACTGAAGAAAACAAAGCTCTTATTAGCGTAACTACTGCTAATATCGCAGCTATTCAAGCACTTGGTGTAACAACTGGTAATGATATTTCTGAAGTTGTAGATAACGAAGTTGCTTACTTAACAATTCTTAAAAATTATTCAGGCCCTGTTGCAACCCTAGCTGGTGAACAACTTGGTATGGATATTTCTGAACTTGGATTATCAATCGAGAAGATTGCTATCGAAGCTCAAACAAGAAAATTGAAAGCAAGATATACCATCGAAGCGGCTCAGGATCTTAAAGCTGCTCATGGAAAAGATATGGCTGCCGAACTTATCGACATCCTTACTTTCGAGATCACTCAAGCTATTGACCGTCAAATCATTGATACTATTAATGGTGCTGCTGTTGCAAGTTCATTTGACCTTGGTACAGTTGGTAGTGTAAATGGTAGTGCTGATGGTCGTTGGCAATTAGAAAAGTTCAGAACTGCGTATACCGAGATTATTAGAAAATCTAATGATATTGCTCGTACTACATTACGTGGACCTGGTAACTTTATAATTTGTCATCCTGACGTAGCTACTATGATGGAACAAATGCCTGGCTTTACTGGTATCGCACCAGTTGCTGGTACTGTTAATACTAATACTCCTGTTAACCAAACAGGTACAGCATTAATTGGTACATTAGGCGGACGTTTTAATGTCTATCTTGACATTTTTGCTAATAACAAAACTGCCACTATCGGATATAAAGGCGCAAGTTCTTATGATGCAGGCGTTATTTGGAGTCCGTATATTCCTATCAGTATGAAACAAACAACTGATCAGGAAAGTGCGAATCCGAACATAATATTTATGGAACGTTCAGCTATCTCGGAAAATATCTACAGTTCCGATTTATATTATCGTATCATAACTTTTAATAATTTATTTTAATAGGATAGATTAAAGAAAGTATATTACTTAATGTAATACCCAAAGGGAATCCATAGCAATATGGATTCCCTTTTTTGTGTCCTAAATTTGACTTAAAATCCATTCCATAGTATAATAGATATAAATAATATAGAGGGACAGGGATTGATCATCCTTTTGTTGAAACCTTGTTTTAGTAGACAATTACCTCTTATTTTTCTAACAAGGAGAAAATTATGAAATGTAATATATGCAATAAAGAATTGAAGGACTACAAAGGGCTTGCATGTCATTTAAGATATAAACATCCCAATCAAACTGGTAAAACTTACTACGATAAATTTCTAAAAAATCCCAATGAAGGATTTTGCCGATTAGAAACCTGTAATAAAAAATGTACCTATATTGATTTAAGACTAGGATATTCTAAACATTGTTGTTCTAAGCATTCTGGTATTGATAAGAATACAAAAAATGTAAGGGCTAAGACAAATAAGAAAAAGTTTGGTGTAAAGTTCCCCCAAAATCTTCCAGAATTTAGAAAGAAACAAGAAACGACTATGATGTCTAAATATGGTTGTAAAACTCCTATGGGATCAAAAAAAATAAGGGAAACCCAAAAACAATCCATATTAAAAAAATATGGAGTTGATAATATATCACAATTGCCAGAAAACAGAAAAAAAGCAACTGATAAAATGAAAAAAACTATGATTAAAAAAGGCAGATGGATACCGAACAGTCAATTATCGGCATGGGATAAGTATAAAAGAAAAGTCAGACAATTAACTAATCATACCAAAAAATCCAAATTCTCCCTCAAACAATTATCTCGGACTGGTAGGTGCGGAGTTCCTAATGCTTTACAGGTTGATCATATCTATTCAATAAAAGAAGGATTCCTTGATCAGAAAGAACCTGAATGGATATCTCGAATGGATAATCTACAATTAATTCCATGGGAAGATAACTTGGATAAACGATTATGATTAAGCAATTTTCTATTGAATATTTAATAGAAAAGAAATCTTGTGTTTTTATAAGATGTGATAAATGCCCATTTGAACAATATGGTTTTGATATTAAGAATCCAACTGAATGTTATGATATTGGGATTAAAACATATATGAAACAACAAAAGATCAAGGCTATCCTAAAATGATGTCCCTTTTTTTGTGCTATAAATATTGCCTAGATAGACAGACAGGAGGTACTATTATATGGTACTAAAAATAAGAAATAGCTATGATAATAGCTGGGATATTATAGATAATATAAAATCAATCAAAAAATATGATGAGGATAAATTTTATTTTAAAAATCTCAAAGAAATAACAAATAGTGAAGGAATTCCAGATTTATCAAATTTGATTATAACCAGAAAGGGTTGCGGACAACGTAATTTTGTATCAGATCCGATATATCTCCCTCACCAAGATAAATGTACTTATGAAAAATTAAATAAAATGTTTATGAAAGTAATTTTTGTTTCTTTTATTAATGAAACATACAAATATATAATATTTTTTAATAATGCATTTGCTTGTAATGACTCGGGCAAAACAATAGAAAGATTATAATTAAAATTTGACTTAATATCCATTTCATTATATAATATATCATAATAAAAAT